CTGATAAGCATATGGTATTCAGTTTTGGACGATTCAATCCTCCGACTGCTGGTCACAGTAAAGTTGTTGACCACGTTATGAAGACTGCTGAAAAGCACGGTGCAGATCACAAGGTTATTGTTAGTCACTCACAAGACAAGCACAAGAATCCTTTATCAGGTCAGCACAAAGTTGATTATGTAAAGCACATACACCCTGATGCAAATGTTGAGGCGTCAAGTAAAGAACATCCTCACTTCATGGCACACTTAGCCAAGATGCACAAAGAAGGATACACACACGCTACGATGGTCGCAGGTTCAGATAGAGTAGAAGAGTTTCAAAAACTCGCTGATAAATACAATGGCCCTAACGGTCAGTATCATTTCAAACATCTCAAAGTAGTCTCGGCAGGTCACAGAGATCCAGACGCAGAAGGCACAACAGGCGTTAGTGGCACAAAGATGCGAGCGCATGCATCTAACAACGATTATAAATCATTCAAGTCAGGTTTGCATCCTAATGCATCTGACGAACACGCTAAAAAATTATTTCAAGCTACTCGTAGTGGCATGGGACTACAAGAAGACCAGACTAGATTATCTTTTGGAGCATTTTTAAATGAACAGAGAAGCAGTATTTAATCAATTAAAAGAAGATGAAGGAGTAGTATATGCAATCTATCTCGACCATCTCGGGCTCCCAACCTTTGGCGTCGGTCATCTTGTCCTCAAAAGTGACGAGGAATTCGGAGCATCAGTTGGAACAGCAGTTACTGAAGAACGAGTCAGGGCATGTTTCGAGCGAGACCTCGATACTGCAATTAGCGAGTGTGGAACTCTATACGGAGAAGGGACGTTTGGAGGACTACCAGATGAAGTCCAGCAGATTCTGGTTAACATGATGTTCAACATGGGGCGTCCTCGTCTCAGTGGATTCAAGAAGTTTAATGCCGCAATCGCAGACGGCGACTGGAAAGAAGCTGCGAAAGAAGGCAGAGACAGCCGTTGGTACAATCAAGTCACCAATCGTGCTGAAAGATTAATGGTAAGGCTTGAGAATTTAGAGAGTGTAGACAGATGAGACAACAATTGATTAATGCAAGTAAAAAACATTTTGAAGCACACGTTGAAAAGCACAAAATGAATGTTGAGGTGTATTTGACAAATCCTGCAGGAATAGGAGAACACTCTGATATCATGGAAGCAATTGAAGGCGAGCTTGCACAAATGGCAGAATATGAAGACAAACTAGAAATGATTAACAAATATTTTGGAGAATAATAATGGCGAAATTTAATAGATTACTAGACGCAGACTTTCAACCCCCTAGAACATGGATTCTAGACCTCTCTCTTACATACGACTCAGACTGTTTGAACGAAACAGAAGCTGCATCTCTCAAAGCAGTGGGCGCAAAAATAAACAAGAATAACAAAATCACTGTACCCAAAGGATTTAAAACTGATCTAGCGTCCGTACCTAGAGCAGCGTGGATGTTTGTTGCACCATTCGACATCGCCCGTGCAGGTGTTGTACATGACTATTTGTATTACTGCATTCGCCAATATCGTGCTGCGGCAGGTGAAGGGCAAGATGAGATTTTAGTTCAGAATGCCAAGAATGCTGCCGACAAAGTATTCAAAGAAGCAATGGACGTTTCAGCAGATCATATCTCAGGTTGGAAGAAAGTTATTGCACACAAGGCGGTATCTTTATTCGGTCACAGTTCAATAGTACCTAGAGAAGAACTGTAATGTGGATACTACTTATCAGGTCAGCAGTCACCGGAGTATTTGGTTCTGCGTTTGGTAAGTGGTTTCTTTCCACTCGAATGGGAAGATGGTTTCAAACTAAACTTGACACTTTTATGGAATATCTTGCTAATAAGTATAATATAAAAGTAGCAAAGAAAGAAATTGCCTGGTCGCAAGCTTATCCAAATCTTGCTAATAGAATTGAACTATTAGAAAATTGGTCACACAGACCACTCACTCGTGATGGCTCTATAGATTTAAAAACTGAAATTGGTATGTTAAAAAAAGAAATTATAAATATAAAATCTACACCAACTGTTATTGAATCAACAATTGATCCGAACGATGAGATTGTTAAATTACATTCTTCAATAGAAGAATTAAAAACTTCTCATAGTGTTGGTTTAAACGATGAGATTGTTAAATTGCATGCAACAATAGAAGAACTGAAACAAGATACTAATTTCAAAGAGGATCTTATTAGATTGCAGAAAGAACATGAAGAGTTGAAAGTGATTATATCAAATATGAAGCAGTCTAGACCGAATGAGCGTGTAAGAACTAGAAATAATCAGAATTAAGGATTGACCATGAAATCATTTAAAGAATTCTTAGAAGAAAAAAGAGGTGCAGACTCTAAGGGACATTACAGAGCAACAGAAGACGGCGCAGGGATGACTGCCAAGGGCGCAAAAGCAGCAGGAGTAAAAACTGCTGTCACTACGCCACCAAGTAAGCTAAAGAAAGGTAGCAAGGCTGCAGCCAGAAGAAAATCTTTCTGTGCAAGAATGGGTGGAATGAAAGGTCCCATGAAAGATGAGAAGGGTCGCCCAACTCGTAAGGCTATGTCATTGAGACGGTGGAACTGCTGATGAAAATTGCATTATTCTTCTTTCTAATTATGTGTGGTATGGGCGCTGTCGGATACTTTTACTACAACGACACGCAAGATAGATTGGCGCAACTCAGAGAAAATAATACTAGACTTGAAATTGCCGCACAGACTAGCCAAGAAACAATTGGCAGAATGCAAGAAGATGCTGCACAATTTGAAGAAGCGAATACAAAACTTCGTGCAGAACTAAGCCAAGCAGAAGAGTATTCAGACGATCTTGCAAGTAAATTAAGAAGACATAATCTAACTGTCCTGACTTTACAAAAACCAGGCCTTATTGAAACGAGAGTGAACAATGCAACAGCAAAGTTATTTGATGAAATGGAAAACATTACGGGTAAGTCTGCTCCTGCTACTGCTGAGTAGTACGACTGCCTGTTCTCTATTTCCTTCACGCAAACCTGAAGAAGTTGTAATAACTCAGGTAGAATATGTAGAAAGGACTATTCCTACACAACCTCGTCCTAAGCCTGTATCTCTATATGACATAGAGTTTTATGCTGTCACAGAAGAAAACCTAGATGAGTTTTTGGAAAGATTCGAAAAAGAAAACGGCGACATAGTATTCTTTGCTATCAGTGTTCCTGATTACGAAAACATATCACTAAATATGGGTGAGTTAAGACGATTTATAGAACAACAAAAATCTATTATTCTATACTACGAAGAAAATGCAAACCCTAAAAAGGTAGAAGAGACAGATGAAGAGCTTTAAAGATCATTTAGAAGAAGGCGGACTTTGGGATAATATCCACGCAAAGAGAAAGCGCATTAAAGGCGGCGCAAAAGAGCGTATGCGTAAGCCTGGTTCTAAAGGAGCACCTACAGCACAAGACTTCAGAGATTCTCAGAACGAAGAGAAAGAAAAGGGCGTTGACGGCAAAGCATGCTGGAAAGGCTACAAGCGCATGGGTACCAAGAAGAAAGGCGGCAAGACTGTCGATAACTGTGTTCCTATGGAAGATGTAGCCAGTGTACAGCCTATGAGCGGTCCTACTGGCTCTATGTTTGCTATGAAGAAAGAAGGCAAAGAACATTCTTGGAAGTCAGAAGGACACTATACTAAAGACGGCAAAGAGTGGACAGGTCCTCAACACGCACACGATGGCCAAGTAATGACAGGCGAGAAGCACACCGCTGATAGTCAAGACCTATATCACTACAAAGAACTATCTAAAGAAGCTCAAGATAAAGTAGAAAAGAAGCATGAGATTAAAGAAGATGAGTCGTCTTCGTATGAACCACCAAAATCTTTAGATCAAATCGAAAAAGATTATTCTAGAGGAGCGAAAAAGCCAGTAGATGTAAGAAAATATAAAGGTGCAAGACCTGATCTCGCTGCGATTAAAAGACGCAAAGCTATAGAAAAACATCAAGCAAGAAAACAAGAAAAAGATTATTGGGATGAAGCTACTTCAGACATGGCAGAACCTAAGAAAACTCAGCATTTAAAAAATATGCAGAAAGCTGAAATCCACCGAATAGCTATGCACAAAAAATATAGTAAAGTGAAACATGATACTAGTGTTGGCAGAAAAGACGGTATAAAAGCCCCAGCCACTTTGACTAAAACTATGCATGGAGATACAGTAGATAGTCAAGCACAAAGAATTGCAAGGCAAAACATAGAAAAGAGAAAAGAACAAAAAGCATTACACAGCTATTGGGATGATGATACAGACTACACAAAAGGCTGCCCAATCTTAGAAAAACTCGATGCAACTAAGAACAGCATTGGCGACTATGTAAAAGATTTTAGTAAGTCTGATGCGCCTCAGTTCAAAGGTAGAAGCTCTTCTAAGCGCAGACAAATGGCAGTTGCTTCTTACTTAAAGTCTAAGAGAAGGGACGGTGAGAGAGCATTAGGTGAAACTATCAAGTACAACTCAGACATGGGTGCTATGGATTGGGGAACACCTGCTGGCACAGATTACATGAAAGATGTAACTCCTGGTCAGAAGAATCCTAAAGAAGCACCTATCAAGCCTCTAGAACAGTCTACTCTTCGAGCGTTGAATGTGCGTGATGTCTACACAAAAGAAGAAACTGAAGCGGGCGAGACTAAAGCAGAATACAGAAAAGATAATGCTGAAGACGCTCCTGAGTTAGGTGATTACGCTCTCACAAAACAAGACATCAAAGAACTTGAGTACGAAGCAGATCATATGTCATATGAAGATGCGCTTCAGTTAGGCATGTTTGATGATGATGACGAAGAGCCAGAAGTAAACATTCTCGAAGCACTGTCTATGCAAGGAAGAATGAAGCGCAGATTTACTGCTAGAAAGAATAGACAAAGACTAAAAGTTGCTCGTGGCATTGCACTTAGACGAGGATCATCTCCGGATCGTCTAAAGAAAAGAGCGCAACGTGGCGCAAAGGGTATGATTTATAAGAGACTACTGAAGGGACGAGACAAGTCAAAGCTCCCACCAGCAGAGAAGGGTCGCCTTGAGAAGCTCATCGGCATGTATGCTCCCTTGGTGTCAAGGCTAGCCACTAGAATGTTGCCAGGTATGCGTAAGTTAGAAATCAATCGCATGAAGAACAGAAAAGGCGGCGCACAAAAATCTAAGAAGTATAAAGCAGCACGGCCTACTGCTAAGAAGCAAACAGCTAAGAAATTCAAAATTAAAAAATAATTTTTTTTATAAATATATTTAACTTTATCTTTAACTCAAAACCAAGGAAACAAATATGAAAACTATTGTAGACAGCACAACAAATGTATCAAAGTATCTTCTTGCAGATGATAAAGCTGTTGCCATGGGCGCAGACGTTATCACTGTTGGTGATCCAGCAGAGTTCATTATCGGTGATATGAACAGCGGCAACGCTACTTTAATCGAAGGCGTATCAACTCCTGAGGATTATATGGGTTGTAAGTACACCTGCGCTGCTGACGGTACTTTTACCGCAGTTGAAGGCTGGGTTGATCCTCGTATAGAAGAAGAAGAAGGCGGCGAGTAAACTTTAACTCGTTATAAATCTTTGCAAAGATTAAAAGCTCCTGTATCTACGGTACGGGAGTTTTTTTATGTCTCCATATTCTACAATATTAATTTTGTATAAATACAAGTATGGATAAACAAAATAAACAACGATTAGAACAGCTAGTACGCCAAGGCCTCGTCCCTAGCCGAAAACTCCCCATGCTTATGAAAGCCATGAGTAATCTCCACATGGGCAAGCAACTCACGCCCACAGAAAGAGATACCTTATCAAAGTATATGTTCAACATGACAGACATTATGTTGAAGGACGATACTGTTTTCAATCGTGCCAAATTACATACACAAAAGACAAAATATCAAACGGAGGAGTCTACCGTGGACTTAGATGAGAAGATGGTTGATGGCGTTGAAGTAGTAGACGGCCCAGAAGAAGAAAATAAAAAGATGAAGATGAAAAAAGAAAAAGATGTGAAAGAGTCTAGAGAAGGCGATGAAGAAGAGAGAATGCGTAAGAAAGAAGAGAACAAAGCAAGACGCCTCTCTATTCGCAAACGTGACAAGTTCCGTATGCTTCCCTCTGAACTAAAGAAAGAAAAAATGAAAGCTGGTCTTGAAGAAGATGTTGCTAAAATCAACGAAGACTATAAAGCTATGTTTGAAACTGCTCTAGAATGTTACGGGATTGACAACATTCGAGACCTTCCAGAAGAAAAGAAAGCAGAATTCTTTAAAGTAGTAGATATAGCACTTGAAGAAGCTAAGATGGCTAAGAAAGACCATGATGGCGACGGCAAAGTTGAAACTTCTACAGCGGAATACATGGGTTCACGAGACAAAGCTATCAAGAAAGCTATGAAGAAAGAAGAAGTAGAACAGGTCGATGAACTGAAAAAGTCTACTCTTTCTTCATACATTCAGAAGGCAGCAGATCCTGTAGCTAAAAAGTCAAATGTAAACCTTGCTTCTAAAGCAGCACACAAGTTAGCAACTTCAGATGACATGGATGCAGGCGAGAAAGAAGACCGTAAAGCATTTGTGAGAAGCAAAGGTATTCAGACAGCAGCCAAGAAACTTGCTAAAGAAGAAGTAGAACTTACATTCGAAGAAATGACACCGCAGCAAAAAGCTGATAGACTAAGATTGATTGCTAAGAAAGCTGACTACGTTCAAAGCGGCGCTGCTGCTAAAGCTGTTAAGAAGCAAGCAAAGACAGACATGAAGCAAAAAGGTGCCCAGAAAGGCATGGCTCCTACTAAGAAAGATGTAGAAGAGCAAGTTGCTGCTATCAGAAAAACAATTAAAGAAGGCACAGTAAAAGAAAAAATCGAAGCCTTCAAAGAACTCAACACAATTATAGAGCAATTTAAAACCACAGGAGAACTATAATGTCCGCATGGTCAAGATCAGTTAAGCCAGTTATTACTGGTGTTCCCGCCTCAGAAATCTTCATGGTGGACGAAGCAGAAGTAGCAGCAACTCCTGGCATCACACAGCCAGGTTGGGTACGCAGAACTACTGTAGGTTCACGCAAGAAATATGAAACTATCGTAGCAATGGCAGCAGCCGCTACTGACGCTGTATATGAAGCAGCCGTTGGTTTGGCGGGCGGCGCACTTGTTATTGGTACAGAATATAAGATTCTTACTACAGGCGACACAGACTTCACATTGGTTGGTGCAGCAGATTCACTACCAGATACAGTATTCACCGCCACAGGCGTTGGTGCAGGAACTGGTACAGTTGTCGCTACAGCAGACGATGACGATGACGAATTCCCAGACGTTTAATAAATACTTTTTATTTTAGGGAGTATTTAATATGGCAGATGCGAAACTATCAGAACTAACAGCGGCCACTGCGGCCGCTGGAACTGATGTGCTTTATGTAGTAAGTGGAAGTAACAGCAACAAGATTACTATTGCTAATCTGTTCGCTGACGTAGCAACCCCTGTAAGTTTCAGCGATTCAATAGCTATCACTGACACTAATACAATGACTGCTGCTGGCGAAATCATTACAACGACTAATATCACATATATTAGTAATCCAGACGCTGATGGCAATTATACATTAGGAGCTGGTGTTGATGGTCAACTCAAAATTGTTATTATGATTAGCAATACAGGCAGCAGAACTTGCACATTGCAAGGGTCTACTTTGGCCAATGACATATCGTTTACTGCTGCAGGACATTCTGCAACTCTTCTATATACTAATAGCAAATGGTATTTCATTGGAGGTACCGCTACAGTATCATAGGATTAGATAATGCTACAATTGAATGAAGATAATTTTTTGATTTATGCGATAAAAAATTATTATAGCCCGGGTTCACTCGGAATGAAAGATTTAGAAGACGACTTAAAAAAGTTCAAGTATGTTAAGCGTCTTCTAGGTCGTTATAAAAAGACTGGTGAAGTCAGCGAACGACTAGTACTAAATCATCTAGTTGTCATATACAATGTTTTCGGCGATGCGGCAACAGATATGTTGTTTTACAAGTTAGAGCCAGAATATTGGTCAGACTTGAAAACATATCTTGTTTACTTACATAGAATGCCACTAGAGACTGTAGTTTCTCCTGGTATAAAAGAAACAGATATTCCTTTGAATAATGAACTCATAGCAATACTAAGGAAACTATAGTGGCACGACTCGCAGATGCATATGTAACGTACAGAATCATTAGGATGCTCGCTACTCCTATTGAGAAATCTGATGCCTATAAAATGGGTATCATTGATGCTGACGGTAAAAAGATTAAAAATCCTACTACATCATCTGAGAAAGACGCTTACTCCTTACTACAAAGATTCGTGTTCAAAGTACAACGGGCACTGATGAAATCGCCTGATAGAAATGCAAAAAGACTCTTGACAGTAGCAGCAGCTATGAGTATACTAAGAGAACATGACGAGACTACACTAGAAACTTATACAGAGCAAGACATTGAAGCTCTATTAGACATGTATGAGACGGACGAGAGTGTAGAAAGACAATCCAAATTACTAGAACACAATGTTATTTCCTTCAATACTTTTTTAAGTGAAGAAGGTGTTGTCGCCAATGCAGTTGGCGGCGGCGGTATCGATGGCATTGGTGTAGGACCTAAAGGCGAACCTGGAAGAGATCCAGTTATGATGCCAATGGTTCGCAGAAAAAAGAAGAAGAAAGATGCCAACAGTTAAAACTCTAGAAACAGAAGTGGCGTTAGTCAAACAGGATGTTAGTCAAATCGGACAACTGTTTTCGAAACTCGAAACAGCACTTGATAAGATTACAGATGTTTCAAATAATATTGGACAAATACTTGCCGTGCATGAACAAAGATTGCAAGAAGGCGAGAGAGAATTTGGGGCATTGAAAGCTGAGATGAAAAACGCTGAAGATAAGTTTGATGATGAAGTAAAAGACCTGCATTCAAGGCTAACATCAAACACTAGAGAGATCGAAAGTAAAATGTCTAAAGAAATCGATAAAGTCCTAGATTCAATCAAGGACCTCAAAGAACATCTTATCAACAAGAATGATAAGATAGAAACTCGAATTGCTGCCCTCGAACGATGGAGATGGATATTAGTCGGCGCCATGTTTGTTGGAGCTATGATTGTACCTGAACTACCAAGCCTTTCAGCATTTTTCAAGTAACACTTGACATTAGTTCGCTGATGTACTATAATAAACCTATACTAAATGTGTAGGTTTTTTTTATGTCTCTTTATATTGACCTCAAATACATCAATATGATATCTAATCGTTTGCCGATGTTTACTCGCAAAGACGATTACTTATTCAATTGCCGGTGTATCATCTGTGGTGACTCTTCCGAAAAGAAGAACAAAGCTCGTGGCTACTTCTACAAGAAAGAAGCCAATATGTTCTATCGCTGTCACAACTGCGACTACGGCACAACTGTCGGTAAGTTTATCGAACAGTTAGATCCTATGCTCTATAAAGAATATGTGCTAGAGAAGTTTGTCAAGCAAGTCGAAAAGCCTGTACCTAAGAAAGAACCTGATCCTACATACGCATTTGATTTCAAGCCATCATTCAATAAGCCCCTCAGTATCATTGACGGACTGATGGACAGACTTGATACTCTGCCGAAAGATCATGAGGCAGTTCAGTATGTGAAGAACAGAATGATCCCAGAATCTCAGTACAATCGCATGTATTTTGTAGACGATATACGCAACCTGTCACAGCTAAATACCAAATACACAAAAGCACTAAATATAAAGCAGCCGAGAATTTGCCTGCCCTTCATCCGAGAAGACGGACAACTATCAGGCATGGCATTGAGAGGCATACGAGGTGAAACACTTCGTTACATCAATCTCAAAATAAAGGAAGATGATCCTACTATCTTCGGTCTAGATGTTATAGATAGAAATGAAGAAGTCTTTATCGTTGAAGGTCCGATAGACAGTCTGTTTCTAGACAACGCAATCGCAGCAGCCGGCTCATCTTTCCATAAGATTGATAAGATAGGGTTGACTCACTTTACGGTCATATTTGATAATCAGCCACGAAACAAAGAAATCTGTGATCTGATATACAAGCAAATAAAAGCCGGCAATAAAGTCTGTTTGTGGCCGTCTGATATTCAAGAGAAAGATATTAACGATATGATACTTTCGGGCTTGACAAAGAACGACATTCAGTATATTATAGATAATAATACATATGAAGGCTTAGAAGCCGAACTTGAATTTACCGCCTGGAGAAAATGTTAATGTCAGTGAGTTTAGTAGGAATGACTCAACCATCTGCTACAACTGGGTGCAACACAGCGAATCAACTAATTGCGTATGTTGCACGAGTGAGTAACCCAGAGAATCAAAATAACGATAAAACCGCATCAAAACTACTCAAATATCTCATAAAGCATGAACATTGGAGCCCTTTTGAGATGGTTTCTGCTACATTAGAAATTAAGACTACTCGTGACATCTCCAGACAGATTATAAGGCACCGTAGCTTCAGTTTCCAAGAGTTTAGCCAAAGGTACGCAGAATCAACAAACTTTGAAACTCGTGAATGCAGACTACAAGACCAGACCAATCGACAGAACAGCATAGAAACAGAAGACCGTGAACTAGCTGAGTGGTGGAAAATGGCTCAGAAAGAATTGATTCAAAAGTCTAAGTTAGTATATCAAACAGCATTAGATCACGGAATAGCAAAAGAACAAGCAAGGGCAGTACTGCCAGAAGGCAATACTGAAACAACACTATACATGTCAGGCACTCTTAGATCGTGGATACACTACTGCAAACTAAGAAGGTCTAACGGAACTCAGAAAGAACATATGATAATAGCTGACCAATGTTGGGATGTGTTAAGCCAACACTTCCCTGATGTGGCAAAGGCAGTAGAGGAACTATAATGGCGAAAAAAGAATATATGGGTCTAAAAATAGACTACGCAAGAGATAGTCTGTTTGATAAATTAGGCATCGCAAGACTCAAAGAATCGTACATGCGAGAAGACGAAGCGTCTCCTCAAGAAAGATTTGCACATGTGAGTGCTACCTTTGGCAGCAACCCAGAACACGCACAACGACTGTATGAGTACAGCAGTAAGCACTGGTTATCTTATTCGACCCCTATTCTTTCTTATGGTCGTTCAAAGAAAGGTATGCCTATCTCATGCTTTCTAAACTTCATTGATGACACGGCGGAGGGTCTCGTTGAAAATCTTTCTGAAACAAATTGGCTTTCTATGCTTGGGGGTGGCGTTGGGATTGGTTTTGGTATCCGTTCCTCTGATGATAAGTCTGTTGGTGTTATGCCTCATCTCAAGACTTACGATGCATCGTGCCTCGCATATCGCCAAGGTCGCACTAGACGGGGCTCTTACGCTACTTATCTTGATATATCTCACCCAGATGTGATGATGTATCTTGAGATGCGAAAGCCGACAGGTGATCCGAATGTTCGCTGTTTGAACCTTCATCACGGCATCAACATCTCAGATCGTTTCATGGAAATCATCGAACGATGCATGACTGATCCTGACTCTGACGACGGATGGAATTTGATTGATCCTCATTCAGGTGAAATCAGAGACACTGTATCAGCAAAGCATTTGTGGCAGAAAGTACTAGAGCTTCGTATGGAAACAGGCGAGCCATATGTTCACTTCATTGACACAAGCAATCGTCACTTACCTGAGTGGCAGAAAGAATTAGGACTCAAAGTTCATCAATCAAATCTTTGTTCAGAAATCATTCTGCCTACAAACAAAGACAGAACAGCAGTATGTTGTTTGTCATCTGTGAATCTTGAGCATTACGATGCTTGGAGCAAGAACTCATTGTTCCTCAAAGACATTGCAGAGATGCTAGACAATGTATTACAATTCTTTATCGACAACGCACCGAATGAAGTTGCACGAGCTAAGTTCTCAGCAAGCCGTGAAAGAAGTATTGGTGTAGGCGCATTAGGTTTCCATGCTTATTTGCAGCAGAAGAATCTGCCGTGGGAAAGCGCAATGGCAAAAGGCACTAATCTGAGAATGTTTAAACACATACGAGGAAAATTAGATGACGCAAACAAAGAACTGGGGGAAGCCAGAGGTGAAGCCCCTGACGCTGCTGGACGAGGTCTTAGATTTAGTCATGTTATGGCTATTGCTCCCAATGCTAGTAGCAGTATTATTATGGGAAACACTTCGCCTTCCATTGAGCCGTTTAGGGCGAATGCTTACAGGCAAGATACACTTTCTGGAGCTTTCCTTAATAAAAATAAGTATCTGGTGGAGCTTATTAAAAGTAAGATTGAAACTGGGGCGACTAAACAGGCAGAAGACGAAATCTGGTCCTCAATCATCTCAAACGACGGATCAGTCCAACACCTAAACTTCTTAGATGAATGGGAGAAAGATGTATTCAAGACTTCTATGGAAATAGATCAGCGATGGGTCATTGAACATGCAGCAGACAGGCAGCAGTTTATTGACCAAGCACAGTCACTCAATACATTCTTCCGTCCTGACTCTAACATCAAATATCTACATGCTATTCACTACATGGCATGGAAGCAGGGCTTGAAGACACTTTACTACTGCCGCTCAGAGAAGTTAGGAAAAGCAGATAAAGTATCGAACAAGATTGAGCGACAAATTATCAAAGAGATTGATATGACTGCACTTGTAAACAATGACGAATGCCTGGCGTGTGAGGGATAATGTTAGAAAGAATGATTGAAAGGGTAACGAGTAGTTACCCTATTGAAAAGATAATGCCTTTTTGTGAAGCATCAATTGGCGATCCTAGACCTGGCACTGAAGTCTTTAGGCCTCATGACTGGGAGAATCGTCCAGGATGCTTATTACATTGTTTATATATAGAGAAGAGGTTCGATAATAGGGCTGGATATTACATTTACAGAGAGAATGGTGAAGTGATATCTGGTCACGGTTATTATCCTTTCGATGAGGATCCTAACATATATGTGTTGTGCAGAGGCTACTCTATTCCTTCACATAAACCAAAACTAGGAAAGAATGCGTTTATTACTATGAATCTTCTAGGCTCTGTTATTGCTGATAGAGCATACAAAGAAGGTTACTTAGGACTAATAGATACATTCGAATTGCACAACCAAGAATTAGCAGAAAAGTTAGTAAAGATAACAGACCCAAAAAGACATCCTAACTATCATTACGACACAGAATTAAAAGACGGCAGATTTTTTAAACCTAGACATTATAAAGACGGTGATTTAAGAACTCAGCCAATGACTATGTTTGGAAAATGTATGATTAGATACACTCCTCAAATAGTTGTATATCATTTGTTTGATGAATCCTATAAAAATGAACTAATCAACAAACTTACAGGAATTAAGATATAATGGAAAGCATAGCAGATCTAAAGAAAATCATTCACAAAAGTCAACATTGTCAACGAAACTGGGATCTTTCTAAAGAAATCCCACAAGAAGATATGGACATCATGTTAGAGGCAATTACTCAATGTCCTAGCAAGCAGAACAAAGCATTCTACAAAGTACATGTAATCACTAACAGAGAAGTTATTGAAAAGGCACACGCAAACACAGTGGGCTTTGGTAACTATCTAGTTATAAACGAAAATACTGCAAAGTTTGAGCCGCAAACAAACTCACAAGTGTTGGCTAACATGTTAGTTGTATTTGAAAAGTACACAGAAGACAATGTTCAGCAGCATCCAAATCCTGAGTTCGCATTTGACACTGAAGAAGTCGAATCTATGGACAGAAACACTGCTGTTGGTATCGCTGCAGGTTATCTCAATCTTTCTGCATCAATGCTAGGTTACTCTACTGGTTGCTGCGGTTGTTTTCAACCACAACAAATGAAAGAAGTATTGGGACTAGACAACGAGCCTCTATTGCTTATGGGTGTTGGCTTCCCTGATCCTGATAGAAACAGAAGAATGCATCATAAAGATGAAAACTTTAAGTTCCCTACAATTACAAAAACCCCTATTCCTACTAACATAATCCGGTAAAAAAATGGCTACAAAACTGAAGTTGACAGATGAAAGAAGTTACTTTAAACCCTTCAACTATGCCTGGGCATATGACGCTTGGCTAAAGCACGAACAAAGCCACTGGCTACACACAGAAGTGCCTATGAACGAAGATGTAAAAGATTGGAAATCAAAACTTTCTGATGCCGAGAAAGGATTTCTTACAAACATCTTTCGATTCTTTACACAGGGTGATATTGATGTGGCAGGCGGTTATGTAAATAACTACTTGCCCAATTTCCCTCAACCAGAAGTACGAATGATGCTTGCAGGTTTCGCTGCTCGTGAAGCACTTCATGTTGCTGCATACTCACATCTCATTGAGACATTAGGCATGCCTGAGTCTACATACAATGAGTTCCTTGAATATGAGGCAATGAGAGAGAAGCACGATTACTTACAAGAACTTTCAGTAGAGACACAAGACAAGACTACTATTGCTACAAACATTGCAGCCTTCTCAGCATTCACTGAAGGCATGCAGTTGTTCAGCTCATTCATTATGCTACTTAACTTCCCACGACATGGTAAGATGAAAGGCATGGGACAGATTGTTACTTGGTCAATCGTAGACGAAACTCTACATGCTGAAAACATGATTAAGTTGTTCCGTGAATATGTGAACGAGAACCTTGACTTGTGGAACGACGGTCTCAAAGGTAAAATATACACAATCGCTGAGAAGATGGTAGAACTTGAAGATAAGTTTATTGACCTAGCGTTTGCAATGGGCGACATGCAAGATTTGACACCAGAAGATGTGAAGAAGTACATTCGCTACATCTGTGACCGTAGACTGATTAGTCTTGGACTCAAGGGCATCTTCAAAGTGAAGAAGAATCCTTTGCCGTGGGTGGAAGAAATGATCAATGCTCCTACTCACACAAACTTTTTTGAAAATCGTGCTACAGACTATGCTCGTGGCGCACTCTCAGGTAATTGGGGTGACGTTTGGGCATAAAACCAAAGTTCGTAAAGTACTTTGCTACTATAGCAGAAGAGACAGCAAAACTTTCTTCTGCTATCAAACTACAAGTAGGGTGCGTTATTGTAAAAGATAACCGCATTCTATCTGTAGGCTACAACGGCACACCTTCTGGATGGGATAACGAGTGTGAAGAAGTAATTAAGTGGCCGAACGGCGACATAAAGTTTCTCACAACAAAGCCAGAAGTCCTTCACGCAGAAGCAAATGCGCTAATGAAACTGTGTCAGTCTACTGAATCAAGTGAAGGAGCTACTTTATTTGTTACACACACTCCTTGCATCGAGTGTGCTAAACTTATCTATCAGGCAGACATCTCACAGGTGTACTATATAAATGATTACGATGCAACAAAAGGTTGCGGGAAAGACTTTTTAGAAAAGGCAGGAATCGAAGTATGTCAAGTATCATAATCAAGAAAACAATAGAGTGTGAAGAGTGTGAGGCAGAATACAAAGTACGCCACGACATGTCAGACAGGCATTATGTAGTTAGTTTTTGTTCTTTCTGTGGTGCTGAGTTGGACATTGAAACATCACTTGATGATTTTATAAATGAAGATGAAATAGAGGAAGATTGGTAATGGCACAGTGGCATGGCGGGAAAGGCAGCGCCCAACGCAAAGTAGACAAGAAAAAGTACAGCGATAACTGGGATGCAATCTTCGGTAAAAAGAACGATACTGACCTGAAGTTTACGACTGCTGAGGACTTTATAAATAGTGTTTCTGATGATGAAGGAACACTTGATGCCAACAGTAAAGAAGAAACGCAAGAAGAAGGAACCTCAGGTACATAGGGTATATTGCACATATTTCCCTTCCGGCAATTACTACATAGGTTATTCAGGCAAACCTCAACGCCTGTATGAAAAATATTATGGGTCTTCTAAGTATGTCCTAGAGCACGAAGGACAGCTTGAGAAGGAAACTATTGCAGAGTACGACAAGAAGTCGTGGGCTAAAATGCAAGAATTTCTCCTACAGTGGCAACAACGACACGATCCCAAGTGCCTCAATTCCATGCTGAACATCAGGCTCAACAAAGAACCGTTGGCTGATTTCGAACCAATAGAGTGGACACCAAAATGTTCTTCATAGCATTACTTTTATTTTCGGCATTAGCAGTATCTACAGTAGCAGGTTACTTTTCGATTGTCGGTCTCATGGCAATCTTTCCGGCAGCAGCAGAACCTATTCTCGCAATGGGTGTTGTATTAGAAGTAGCGAAACTAGTCACAGCGTCTTGGCTGTATCGGTACTGGAACAAAACAGCATTCGCCATGAAGTCATACTTTACGGTTGCTGTCATCATTCTGTCCGTCATCACATCGATGGGCATCTTTGGCTTTCTCAGTAAAGCACACCTCGAGCACAGCGTCTCTACGGGTGATAACACACTACAAGTCGCTAGACTCGACAGAAGGATAGAAACTGAGCAGAGGCGTATAGCAGACGCAGAGACGGTACTAGCACAGTTAGACGACACAGTACAGACTCTCATAGACTACGATAGAATTCGTGGTGACGATGGCGCTATTGCTACACGAGAGAATCAGGCTCTGGAAAGAGAACAGTTGAACGCCTCAATTGATGATGCGGTAGCAGCCATTGACGCATTGTCGGAAGAAAAGCTAGTATTAGAGACTGAACAGCTACTTATTGAGGTTGAGGTCGGACCTCTATTGTATGTTGCCGAAATGGTATATGGCGACACAGATAAAGAAACACTTGACAAGACTGTCAGGTTTGTGATAATATTACTTATATTAGTTTTTGATCCATTAGCGATCTTGCTTGTTGTAGCGGCTAATATGAGCATGAAAGAGCGTAAAGGTGAGAGCATCACTTTTATGTCCGAGAAAGACCTCGAACTTGAGTCAGAAGATTTTGGTATCGAAAATGTTTCTAATGATGAACAAACAGTAGAAGATGTACAGGATGAGAAACAAGATGATATGGAAATAACCGAAGACGATCTGCAACATGTACAGCGGCTTGATAGACGAGTCCGTAAAAAACTTGAATGGTTAATTGATAAAAAGAAGACAGAATGAAAATAACAGTAATCGGCAATGGAATATCTCGAATACCTATTCCATTGTATAAGATACCCGGCATAACTATAGGGTGCAATGAGTTATATAAATCATTTGATCCTAAATATTTATGTGCTGTAGACTTTGCTATGCTTAAAGACTTGCATGAAAGCAGCTATGCAGGAGCCGTATGCTATAGATTTAAGAGTCTCAATGATCAGGGTCTTAAACCCAAACAGAATTGGTTTTGCCCATCATTCATGGATAATAATAGCAGTGGTCATGCGGCAATAGAATTGGCAGCAGGATTAGATGCTACCCAAATTGATATTTTGGGATTTGATTGTCAGTTAGGCAGAGTGTATGGAGAACATACCCCTCCTTCTAGTTGGCAAAAATGGATAGATGCTTTGATAATGCAATCAAAAAAATATCCAGTGAGAAGAGTAGTAGGCGAAAATAGTTTAGCAATACCTGAAATAAAGAACACGATAAGTGTGCAAGACTACATAAATGAACTTTGAAAGGACTTATAATATGAACTACCACCGTGAAAGAAATGAAGCAGCATGGCAAGGCAAACTAGTCGATTACTTGACTCGCTACGAGTGCCAAGTCCAATTCGAAAAGGCTGACGGCACAGTCCGTGACATGCAGTGTACTCTACAAGAGTCTGTAGTGCCTGCTACAAAAGGTACTGGCAAAACTAAACCTGCAGGTGTCCTCACTGTATTTGATACGCAATCAAAAGGTTGGCGAACTATCAAGTTTGATAGGATCATCGACTTTTCGGTGCAAAACGAGTACATCCGATCGGCAAACTAATGCTTGACATTATAGGATTCTTTGTGTTATAATTACGGAGTAATCAAATAAGGAGTCCTATATAATGGCAAAACGACAACGCAGTACTTATGTTCTCCCAGAACCTAAATGGCGAGAGTTCAAAGAGTACACGGACGAGGCAGACCGTGAGACGGCATTTCGTGACTGTGAGTATTTCACTCACTACGAAGTTGCCGACAAGTCTGGTGTGCCTCACATCAAGAAGTGGATGAAGGCGAACTTTCCGGCAGATGATGTAACAAGCATTCTGAAGTCGCCTGACTCTACTTTCTATTCTATCGCAAAGTATGGCTACATTTGGTCTAAGCTCGGCTACATGACACAAGCACACGAAACTTATCTACACTCTATCAAAGATGATTTGGTAGCGAAGGGTACTGCCTATGTTGCTGACAAAGAAGAAGCGCCTAAAGTTGTTCCTATCAGAAAAAATCTCGATAACTTTCTCGATGGTGTTGAGGACGCACAGGCCAAGATCGCACAGAGCGGCACAGTCAATGTAGAATCTTTTGTTGAAGGCTACAAACTCAATGCAGCAGAACTTACTACAGCATACACAAAGCTAGACGAGATGGCATTCGAGTGGCGTGAACTGTTAGCACTTCGCAATCTCAAAGGTGAACTCAGTGAGTGGGATCAGCAGTTAGTAGAAGGCTACAGTCATCTCAAACTGTCTACAATCAAAAAGCTAGTAGACTTTTATTCTCAGTTGCAGACAGGTCTTCTTGAAACTAAACAGTCAAAGAAGATTGTCCGTATTCGCCGTAAGAAGCCTACTGACAAGAACAAGGTTGTTCGCCGTCTCAAGTATCTCAAAGATTTTCCTGAGTTGAATCTCAAGTCAGTTGACCCTGTAGATATAATAGGTGCAAGCGAAGTGTGGGTGTATGACACTGCCCGTAAAAAGATTGGCGTGTATGCCTCAGAGTATGAAGGTACGCTAAGTGTGAAAGGCACTAGTATAGATAACTATTCAGATGCAAAGTCTTATGAAAAGACAATGCGTAAGCCTGAGATCCAGGTGCCTGAATTCATGGCAGCTCGCAAGAACGGACTGCACAAATTTGTAGACACTATTAAAGGTAAGAAGCTCTCAGCACGAAAGCGCTTACTACCTTCTATGGTTATTGTGAGGGTTATATAACATGATGGTAGTAGACTTCAATCAAGTAGCAATTGCTACATTCATGGGTGAAATGGGACATCGTGGAGGATCAGACCTTGAAGTCAATCTTCCTCTGATGCGTCACATGATCCTCAACACAATACGCTCGTACAAAAACAAATTCTCAGATGAGTTTGGTGATGAGGTAGTTATTGCTTGCGATAACAAACGCTATTGGCGTAGAGATATATTTCCCTACTACAAAGCACATCGCAAGAAGGCACGAGACGATAGTGCCTTTGATTGGTCAGCAATCTTTGAAGCACTGAATACGATACGCAATGAGTTAGACGAATACTTTCCGTATCCTGTCATTGATGTAGATGGCGCAGAGGCAGATGATGTCATCGGCACACTCGCTGAGTATTCACAGACAGCAGGTGAAGGTGGTGGTTTGTTTGACGATGGAACAGCGATACCTTTTCTAGTGTTGTCAGGTGACCATGACTTCAATCAGTTGCAGAAGTGGAGCAACGTGAAGCAGTATACGCCTGCACAGAAGAAGTGGATCAAGATCAAAGAACCTGCAGCACAAGTATTGATGGAACATATCATCACAGGCGACAAAGGTGACGGTGTGCCTAACATGTTATCACCTGATAACTCATTTGTTGATGGCATTAGGCAAAAGCCTATTCGTAAGAATCTGATGGCAGAGTGGAAAGCAACAGCACCAGAGAAATGGATTACTGCTGAGATGTCTCACGGATACAATCGTAATCAGATGCTAGTAGATCTTACAAAGACTCCAGAAGACATCAAACAAAGTATTATAGATAGTTACGAACGTCAAAAAGGCGGTGACCGTAGTCAACTGCTAAACTTTTTTATCAAGAACAAAATGAAAGGACTAATAGAAGTCATACAGGATTTCTAGGAGATGTAAATGAATATTATAAAACGTGAATATCATCAAATGACAAGCACATTCACATATGACGTACCAGAAGAAGAAATCATCAATTCGTTTGGCAGTGTAGAATCCTTTACGGAACACTACGCAGAAGAGACTGATGAGTTCTTTGACTTTATGTGTGAATTCGATTATGATCGTGAAGACGATCTTTGGACAGACCGCAAAGGCGGTTATGAAGTTGAGTGGGAGATTGATGATGACGAATAGAGAAGTATTGATTGAGGTTGACAACTTTGTATTAGAAGAGGATCAACTGGCAAAGGCGCTCGCTGAACCTCAAATGATTACAGAAGGAGATGAAGTAAAAACATATAAAGATTTACAAGACTCGCTGACTAACTTGAATTCAGATGGTAATACAGGGATAGGGGAAGAAGGAGATGAGTTAGAATCAGTTGGAGATGAAGATGAACAATAATGTAAATTTTAGACAAGTGAACGAAGGTTTCAAATGGGTATTCGATGCTACAAAACCTGAAGAGCAAGTAGCACGACTCAAAGAATGGGCAGCAAGAAATCAGACAGTTG